AAGTATCAGATCTTTGACCATCCATACTAAAATACCTGCGATTTCATTGGATTTTAGTCCTTCAGGCTCAAAAGCGGCCTTGATTTTATCGTGTATCCGCGCAAACGTCTCTGTAGGAATTTGCTTATATTGCAGATCATCCATGTGATTTCTCCTCTCTTAATTCTATGGCTGTCACCTGACCGCCTGTGATTAATTCTATTTGTTTAGCAAGCTGTAGTCCCGGAATTATCTTTCTATTTTTCACCAGAAAAAAATAACTGGGAGTTATTCCTAATTCCCTGGCAAATGAACTGGCTTTCATGTCATTTCGAAATAGCCATTCTTTCAGCATCATTTCGACCTCCTTTTCTTTTGCGATCCCATTATATCAAAAACGATAATTTCTTGCATCTGATTTATTTTGTTGTGTTAAATTAACGTATTTGCTATATTTAGGTTATTGAAGCAGTCTCCCTGACATCGGCCCTCGAGCCGACAGGTCGCAGCAGCTGAGATAGGATAAAAAACAAATACTAGGAGATGAATTATGAGTGATATAGAAAAACTTATCGAGGTGACGCAAACGTTATGCTGCACACTCGAACATATGTCCGAGAATGAAAGGAAATTTGGTTACGAGATAGCTGGGGTGTTAGAACACTTAAGCTATGATGCTTATAAGATGAGCGAGGACCTAAAAGCAATTAAATGTTACGTGAGAGGTGTAGAATGCTAGACAATGACAAAAACAACATGAATCAAGAAGCATTCGATGAGATGCAATTGCTTAGGGATTCGATCTTAGATAACTTAACCTCATTGGAGATCGCAGCCCTGAATCAAGACCTAGATGAATATGTATATCAACTGAAATGTGAAAGGGAAAGGAGTATTTATGAAAACATCTGAAATGATAAATGAAATATCAAAGGCCATGTCACTTGCTCAAGGAGAGATGAAACCTGCTTCAAAGAGTACTGTAAACCCCTTTTTTAAGAGTACCTATGCGTCTTTAGCTCAAGTAATGGATTCAATTAGAGAACCATTCTCTAAAAACAATCTGTGTGTTTTTCAAGATGTCTGTTCTACAGAAACAGGCGTCGCTATTCACACAAGAATTTCACATGCATCTGGACAATGGATTGAATTTGGTCCGTTAGAAATCCCGTTAAATAAGAAGGATGCCCAAGCCGTAGGTAGTGCGACATCATATGGTAAGAGATATTCTTTGAGTGCTGCGGTTGGAGTGGTTTCAGATTTAGAAGACGATGATGGAGAGCGAGCAATGAATAGAAATAGCAAGCCTGAAGATAAGAAAAAGGAGTTGATATCTCAGTCTCAAGCTGCGGAACTTTTATATCTTTTTGATAAATGTGATGCGGACTATTGTGAAAAACTTAAGAAGTATTTGTCTTCTGAAAAGATTATTAATTTAGAGAAATTACCCTTAGACATGTTCGAAAAGGTGAAAGCTGGAATTTTAAAAAATGTAGAAGTAAACAAGGAAAAGTTAAAAGATGTTTAAGTCATATTTTTGGAGATCATGGAATGAAGATGAATTTGTCAGATAACAAACCTGGATATCAAAATTTAATTGATTTAACAGGTGTGAGATTTGGAAATTTAAAAGTTATAGAAAGATTCGGAACGGATAAGTATAGATCTGCATTATGGAAAACGGTTTGTGATTGTGGTAAAGAACATATCTCAAATGGTAGATGTTTGAGAGATGGAATGTCTTTATCTTGTGGATGTAGAATGAGTTTTAGAAAACCAGTTTTAGATCGTTTCAAATATTGAGAAAACTGAAAATTGCTGGGAATGGAAGGGTACTATTTTACAAATTGGATACGGCGGTTTAATGATAAAAGGAAAACATAGATATGCACATAGACTATCCTATGAAATTCATAATGGTGAAATACCAAAAGGAATGTTAGTTTGCCATACTTGCGACAATAGAAAATGTGTAAATCCTTCTCATTTATTTTTAGGAACACATTTGGAAAATTCACAAGACATGGTAAAAAAACAAAGAAATTGCAAAGGAGAAAATACTCATAGTCATAAATTAACGAATGAAGATGTTGAAAAAATAAGATCCTTGAGAAATCAAGGAAAATTTTATAGAGAATTAAGTGAAATTTTTAATGTTTCAAAATCCGTAGTAAGAAAAATTTGCCTTAAATTAAGTTGGAAACATGCATGAAAATAATTCCATATGAGCAAGGAAGCAATGAATGGTTAAACTGGAGAAGATCCGTTATAGGTGGAAGTGATTCCGGTGCGGTCCTGGGGCTTAATCAATTCAAAACAGAAAAACAAATATGGCAAAATAAAGTTTTTGGATGGGATGAATGTATAAGCGAAAAAATGAAAGAAGGTCAAAGACTTGAACCTCTCGCAAGAGAAGCTTATAACAAAGAAAAAGGAATGATTTTTAAACCTATTGTTGGACAATGCAAATCCATCCCTTATATAGGCGCTTCATTCGACGGTATTTCTGAAGATCTTACAAGGGCTGTAGAAATCAAGTGTGGTAAAAATTACCATAGATTAGCTAAAGAAGGTAAAGCTCCATCATATCTTTACAGTCAGCTACAGCACCAGATCTATGTAGCTGACTTGACGGGGATCGATTACTTTTCATTTTACGATGGAGATGCAATCACGATGAGATTCCATAGGGACTATGAGTTTATAGATGCGATGTTAAAAAAATATAATCAATTTTGGGAAAAAGTAACTAAGGGAGAGTGGTATGAGTTTTAAAACATTTATTTTTATATGGATCACTATAATATTAATAACATTCTGTTACAAAGAAGTAAAAGATAATTATGAAGTTGTTGGCGTTAACTCTCATGTCTACGTCTTAAATAAATTAAACGGAAATCTTAATATTAAATATTAAAAACACAAAAAAAGATTTGCATATGAAACCTTGTTTCAATTTGACAGGTAATTATTTCGGGAGATGGTTGGTAATTCGACAGGTCGACCCTCCCGAATATTTAAATTCACATAAAACACAAGCTCATTGGCTTTGTAGATGCGATTGTGGGTATGAATCTGTTTTAAGAGGGTCTAGCCTTCGATCGGGACGATCAAAGAGCTGTGGGTGTTCAACTGTTCGGAAGGGGGTTTTTCGGTAAGGCATTCAATGAATGCGGCTTTCTGTCCTGCATGGTCTAATTGAATCATTGGATCAATCCATATCCTAAATCCAGCTTTCCGAGCGTTACGGCAAAAGACATAGTCTTCTCCCCAGAATTCTCCATCCCAAAGTTCAATTCCAAAAAATAGGTGTCCCTTGGTATGTTTTAGTTCCTCGGCTTTTGGTTCATAATATAGATCAGGTCTTTGTAGTATGATGGACTCAAAGACGATACGTTTAATCAGCATGAACCCAGCAGGTATATATTCCATTTCAAGAAGACCTTTTTCGCTTACGTCCATTTTCTTGTTTTCTCCATAGACTCCTCTAAAAAGAAAACATTTATCAGGACCACGCGCGGGATAAAGAGCGCCCACAAAATCTTCTTTGTGATCGATTAGTTTTTTGATATCTGGAGGATTCCATGCGATATCGCTATCTATGCATAGCATATGAGTACAATCAGATTCTAGGAATGCCTTTACAAGGTCGTTCCTTTCTCTTACAAGAAGAGATCCTGATGTGTGAATACGAATGACTGTTTCAATAGAATTAACGGCAAGATAAAGTCTCGTATCCGCTAAAGCGCATGCGTACGAGACATTTACTTTGCCATCAAAGGCTGGAGTTGCTATGAAAATTTTTGTCATAGTGCCTTTATATAATAATCACGTAAAAAATTTCCAGTATATTCTACAAAAAGTTGACCATTTGTGTTAACGGATGTAGGTACTTGAAATTGAGTAGCAGGATTATATGGATAAGTTGTATTTGAAGTTTCAACTCCGGTTGATCCATTAGCACTAACAAATTTAGTTCCTACAGTTATCATTGAGGTGCTTATTTTATTAGCTGGTTGTGCTGTCCATGTTATTGCATCGGTAGATGTGTATTTTGTTGTACCTGCTGATGTCCCTAAAACATATATAGAATTTCCAAATGCCAATGATCCAATTGCGGAAGCTGTTCCACTAGTTCTAGCTGTTAAGGTGATAGTATCGGTGGAAGTGTAAATTCCTCCAGATGAATCGCCAAAAACAAATTGGGTAGTATATAAACCTGTATTTAGTCCACCAGCATATACTCTTCCTCCATTTGTCCAAGTTGTGCCATCTGTAGATGTATATAATCCAGAGCTATTGGTAGATGCATAGAATCCTGAGTTATAAATAACTCCTGTAAAAAGGGAAGAAGTTCCACTTGTTCTTACAGTCCAAGTTATACCATCAGTTGAAGATTGAATTGTTCCACCAACCCCTACACCTACATAAACACCAGCTCCATAAGCTATAGAATACATGGATGAAGTAGTTCCCGACGTTCTTGCTGTCCAAGTTGTACCATCAGTAGATGTGGCAGCGGCTCCATTATGACCTAGATATACATAAAGTGAGTTTCCATATCCTAATGCATAAACTGCTGAAGTTGTCTGACTTGTTCTAACAGTCCAGGTTATAGCATCTGTGGAACTAGCTACTACACCACCAGTTCCACCGTAAACATAAACTGTACCATAAGTTAAGGCATTAATCTGAGATGCTGTATTTGAGGTTCTACTTGTCCAAGTAGTTCCATCTGTACTTGTCGCAGCAGTTCCACCAGCTCCAGCATATACGTGCACTGTTCCATAAACTAAAGCTCGTATAATACTTGTAGTGCCAGAAGTTCTTGCTGTCCATGTTATTGCATCAGTGGAGCTTGCAATTAAACCTCCATCTCCACCATAAACATAAGCAGTTCCATAAGTTACAGCATTTATGTTACTTACTGTTCCGGATGTTCTTCCTATAAAACTTGCAGCGTTGGTAGATGTCGAAATAACTCCTGTTGTTGCACAAGCTAAATATAGCCCTCCTCCAAATGCCAATGGAGTAAGTCCGTTTGAGGTCTGAGATGCTGCACCAATAGCGGGGCTTCTAGTGCTCCAAGTTGTTGCATCTGTAGAAGTTACAATTACACCAGATCCAGACCCTCCCACTGCCACATAAATACTATTTCCGTAAAACATCCAATTCAAGTCTGTATTTGTGGGAGATCCTCTAGCTGTCCAAGTTGTGGCATCAGTTGAAGAGGCCAATCCTCCTGATAATGTACAATATGCATAAACAGTTCCATAAGCTATAGATTTAACTGAGCTTGTTGTTTGGCTAGTTCTAGCTGTCCAAGTCACAGCATCGGTTGAACTGGCTACTACTCCTCCTTGACCTCCATAAACGTATATTGTTCCATATGCAATAGCATTCAAGGCACTAGCGGTTCCGCTTGTTTGTGCTGTCCAAGTTGTCGCATCGGTTGAGGTTCTTACAACACCACCAACAGCTACCCCCACGTAAAGACTGTTACCAAAAGTTACAGTAGCTATTGACGATGCAAATGTAGATGTCCAAATACTACCACCAGGATTTAGAAGACCTAAAACAGATGTAAGAGTTGGATAAGTTGCTTGTGAATAAGTAGAACCATCACATTTAAGCCATTTACCATTAAGATAAGCCACTCCATTAGCATTGCAGAAGTAAGCAAGTTCTCCGATTGGAGCTGAATCAATATTGTAAGCCATTGTTTACCTCTTTAGATTATGAAGAAATTGGAACCAGACCAATAAAGTTGAATGCTTCCGTAATTTGATGCTATCACATTTGTGGCAGCTCCATCGATATTAGATCCATTACCACTAACAGTAATATTGTGCGTGGCTGCCCCACCCGATTCATCTTTGATTATCCAAATCTGACCAGCTGTTAAACTTGCATTGGGCATTGTAATAGTTCTAGGAGCTGCTGTGGATGTTACGCCAATGATCGCATCTGTTCCTAAAACCTGATAGGAGATGGGAGTAGCAGTATAATTTAATAAAAATCTTCCTGTTGTTCCAGTAGTTGATGGGCTTATTGGACCAGGTCTAGGGTTTGATAAAGCCAACGTCATCCAGTATAAATCGATTTGAATTTCAGGAGTAGTTCCGCTTAAATTTGTTGCATATACAAATGGAGTTAAACTTGCTGTAGGAATATTAGTTGTAATAGCTGTACCAACTAGGACATTATTTATATAATATGAAATTGATGTCGCACCTGCATTTATCACCATCGTAAGTGTATTAAATCCAATTGCTGTTACTACAGAAGTACTAACAGTTGTGGTAACACTAGAAGAAGTTGATTTTATTTGCCATTGTCCTCCGTTAACTGCATTCGTATATTGAAAATATACTCCATCTACGAAGCTATCTGAATTTGAATTTAAAGTAGTTGTATCAGACAGACCACAACTAAATCTATATGTATTTCCTCCAGAAGATAAAGCTGTTAAATTAACTATCCAGTTAATAGTGGTAGTTCCTCCACCTAACCTAAAGGGTCCGATTTCATTAATAAGCACATCGGCCTGATTTAAATAAATACCAATGTTTACTCCTCCAGCTGGTTCTAAAGACCAAATACCTGGATTATTAATAGTTCCAGCCACTTGTCTTAAGCTGTTATTAATCCTTGCCCAATTAAGTTTTGAAAAAATCCCATTTTCTGTTGAAGCTATAAAATCATCAAATTCTTGAAGAACTGCATTAGGCTGAAAACCCGCTGCCTGTCCACGAATATCTATAGTTCCTGATCCATTAACCACTCTAATAGATCCATCAGTCGAAACAATATTACCTATTTTAGACCTAGTCCCTCCAGCTGTAAGGGTAGATGAACCGATCCACAAATCACCGTCAGATGCAAAACAATTCCCAATTTGTCCCGGAGGCAGTATTCCGCTAAGGTCTAAATTACCTCCGCAAAGCGTACCATCATCAAAATGAGGACCTGCACCCTGAACCGAACCGGTTATTCCTTTATAAGCCATTATGACACCACCGTATATGTTCCGTGGCAAAGCCACTTGATTGTTTTACCAGCTACACCCGTGACGATTACACTAAATTGAGTTGAACTTCCGTTAAAGTTAATAGCTGTTGCAGCTGGGAAAGCTCCAGCCGCATCCTCTTGAGTCACAAAATCATCATTTGATAAAAGAACTGGAACCCCGCCGGTAGTCCTAAATGAAAGGGTTGCAACTGTCGCCAAACTTGAATTATCTGTGACATCATAAGCCACCAAATTCACAACGAACTGAAAAGTTGCTGGGTTGGTTGTCATTGGACATGTGGAAATTGTGGTAGGGGTTGCGTCTGTAGTGGTTCCAGAGCCATGAAATCGATTCGTTAGATAAACATCTGTTTCATTTGTTGTACCAGTTCCGGGAGGATTACCGCCATTTGTATTACCCTTAGTTTCAATCCCAAATACATTATTTTCAGTTGTATCATAACCATTAAGGATAATGACGTCCGAAATTGGGGTTGCATTTCCACTCTGAGTATTAATCTGGTTTACAGATGATCCTCCGCCCCCTCCTCCTCCTGCTTGACCTGCTTGGCTCATGGTTGTCCTACTCTTGGGATATAAAGAACTACTAAATAAACGCTTCCAGCTCCTGCACCCTTTGCATAAATTTGAGTAAATTTAGGCTCGTAGATACTTCCTGTTTCGGGAGGTGAATTTGCAGTAATATCATAAAGATAAAAACCTCCTGAAGGAACAACGTCATGATCAGTTACGCCGTCAGTAGAAATAAATATGGTCTGATTAGATAGATTAACCACTTTAACAATGGTTGCAGAATGGGAAAAAGCTGCACCTAACGCGGCATAACCTGCCGCGATAGATATAGTTCTTATAGGATCATAAACTAGTTGGCGGCTCATTTTGCTCCGTAGGTTGTTCGGCTGCTTTTTTTTCTTTTTCAGCCTCAAATTGATTTATGACTGATAAAACATGTGCTTTCATTTCACACAAGACATCGAAACATTCTCCAAGAGGCGAATCATTGGATAAGATCAATTGATATCTTCTTTCACCTTTAACAACTTCTAAACTTGTAATTGCTTTAATCATTTTATTTTCACTCATTTTAAACCTCCTTAGGTTGAAATTAATCTAACCCAAGGAGGATTTAAATAAAACTATTTAGTTTACAATCATGTATCCAATTACAGAAACGTCTGTTGTGCAAAGAGATGTTGCGTTTGCTGTTAGCCATGAATTAATTACAAATGAAACACCGTTAACGATTGTTCCAACACTTAAGATACCTAATGCAGCGGCTCCTGTAGATCCTACACTGGTCCTTGTGAGGAATACGATAGAACTGGAAGTTATCGCACTTGTTGAAACGGTTGCAGTTCCTGCAACTAATGTTACAGTTCCAAAAGAGTTCGCTCCTGCGGAAGTTGTTGATCCAACGTTTGCACTCAGGATTTTATTTCCTGAAGTTACAAAGTTCATGTTACCAGTCAGGTTAATATTACCTGTACCAGCAAGGATATTTACCGCTGCGGATGAAGTTGCATGACCAATTGACACTGAACCAGTTGTCAAGCTTCCACCAATTGACACTGATCCAGTTGTGATGCTAGTTCCGATAGCAATTGTGGAGGATGTTCCACCAACAACATTAAACGCTTGTCCTGCTGCAACTGTGAAACCGATTGTTCCACCTGAGCTAACAGTAATTGCACCAGAGGCTGAGTTACCGATATTAACGACAGCTGGGGAGCTTCCTGTTGCTAGGTTAAAGGTCTGAGTTCCTCCGGTCGCTGTTCCTGTCAATACGTTGAATGTGCTAGTTCCTCCGGAATATGCACCAGTCATGAAGTTACAAACGCCCGCTGAATTTGATAGACCAGTCATGACGCTTAATGTCAAGGCTGCGGCTGGTGTTGTTCCATCAAGGATATGAACTGTAGAAGCTGTCCCAATTGAGGTAGCTCCTGCAATATTAACCACAGCTCCGGTGGTCGTTACGTTTGCAATGCTGACGGTTGTCGATCCAGATCCGTTTGCAATAAGTACGCTGTTAGATGCTCCTGAAGAGCTACCAACTGTAATAGCACCAGTTTGAGTTGATCCACCGACTAGGATTGTTCCAGTTGTGAGGGAAGATCCACCAATTGAGTAAGTTGTTGTAGTACCACCAACCAAAGCGAATGCACTACCTGCTGCTTGTGTCATGGTGATATTTCCAGCTGAAGAACTACCGACGTTTAACACGTGAGCCGCGGCCCCTGTGCCTAAATTAATGGTGACTTTTGTTCCAGTTGCTCCAGATCCTGCAATATTTACGGTGTTTGTGGTTGTAGTATTTGCACCGTTAAACAGATTGAAGGTTTGTGCTGTGGAGGCTGCTGTAGTAGAGAAAACGGAAATAACTTGTGTTCCTCCGGTAGTAGCACCATTGATAAGAGAAAGTGTATTTGTTCCTGTAGATGGTACACCATCCAAGATATGCACGTTATCGGTATGAGCCGGAGCATTTGATTGACAAGCACCGATATAAATATTTCTAGTCGCAGAAGGTGCAACGTTACCGATATCCACTTGAGTGACTCTTGGGCTATCTGCCATAAGTAATGTACTTGATCCGGCAGTTTCTACACCTGAAAGAATTTCTACTGTACTACCTCCAGAACCTGCACCATTACAAATTTCGACGGTTTGAGCACTTGTATTTATTCCGCTGGCAATTAAAACAGTATCACCGCCAACACCATTTGATAGGTTCAATGTGTTCGCTGTTGTTCCTCCCAATATAGTGACGGTATTGCCTCCGTTACCTGTTGCTACGTTAACCTGGTTAGCTGTTCCGCTTCCTGTTGCTAGATTAACGGTCGCGACACCATTTCCGATAGCAAGATCTAATGTGTTATTTGCTGTTGAGTTACCAACTTGAATATGACCAGCTGCTTGAGCTGTACCACCAATTCGGATGGTTCCAGTTGTGACACCAGCACCGATATTGATATTGGTTCCAGTTGTACCGTTAATTGTAACAGCTGTTCCGCCGATAACTTCGGTATTTGTTGAGCTTGTGCTACCCATGATAATGGTTCTAGCTCCGGCAGTTCCGATACTTATATTATCATTTTGGGTATCTGTTCCGATTAAAATTGTATTAGCACCACCAGATAACCATGATCCTCCGGCTGTTCCTGACGCTGTCGTAAAGGCAAGTGTCGTGAATGCTCCGGCTGCGGCAGCAGTTCCACCAATTGCAGGAGGAGATGCGAACATGGTTGTAATTTCATTAACTGGAACAACTGTATTAGTTCCGTGTAATGGTGTGTAAGGAGAAACAACCGCTGTCGCATCAGCCAAATAAACAATACCTTTTGTGGCTGTGTCTGCGTTAGTTCCTCCACCAATTGCAACTGAATTAACGAAAGTAAAAACATCATTTGCAAGAGGTACGTAAGCACCTACTGGAGCACTTCCACCCTCTAATTGTGCTAGAGTTGATAATTTAACAGTTCCGAAAGTTGTGGTAGTTGCTGGAGCACTTCCACCACGTTCCCAGTTTGCGGAACCTGCTGTTTCTCCGGCTTTTTGCCAGATAGTATTGGATACATTGTTGAACCACACCTGACAAGCAGGATAATTTGTATCACTAGAAACTGGATCTCGATTAACGTTAACTGGTGGGGGGAATACTGGAACTGGGGTTACTGAGACACCGACGGCTTGTAAAATCTTAGACATGTTATACCTCATGGGTTGAAAAACTCAACCATGCGTAAGAAAATTGGAAATGTCAAGATTTTGAGAAATTATTTTTTCTTAATGGAGTTTCGACGCTCTTTTTCGAGCTGAACAGCCGTTTTTAAACGGGTGAGTTGATCTTTTGGCATGACAGATAATCTTTTTCTAATGGCAGCTACGACTTTTTCTTTCATCTGAATTTTTTGACCTCTTCTTCTGGTACAGCTTCCATTAAAGAAGAAAATTCTTCATCTGAAAGCTCTTGGAATTCTGGAAATGCTTTAGCTTGTGACTTTCTATCACTAAATTTATTTACCATATCTATAACAGAGGTAATCATTTTCACGCGAGGGCCAAAATCTTTTTCTTTCTCCATCATGCCAATAACGGAATGGGCGAGCATTCTTCGGAAGTCATTTGAACTTACTTCCGTTTTGCCTTGTTTTCCTCCTTTAGGCGATGGATTAGGTCTTTGAATCTTTTGAATTCTTGGGTCGATAAGGGATATAGTGTTCCAGATGATATTTGGGGTGATGCCTTGGAATGTGTTAAAGACATTTTCTTGCTCCTCATCGCTTAAAAGATTATACTTTGAAGGGATTCCAACTAAAGACCTTAAGACATCTTCTGCAGTAGAAAGTTGGATTTTCGAATCTTCTTTCATCGGCAAAAGATCTTGGAAGGTTTTTCCCGAAACTAAGTGCTTAGCTGTTTTGTCGACGGCATCATCGATTATTCGGAATGTCTTAATTTCTTCGGGAGATAAATCTTTGTATTTCTGCTCATAAGTCACACTGGTTAAAGGTCTCATCTTCTTCTTAGGAAATAAAGCCTCATTAGTTTTTTCCGCAGTAGGAGACAATTTACCCTCTTTTGAAATGGATATGTCGAGTGATCTTTTTGGTTTTTCTTCAGTTGGTAATATTTCCTTAACAGTTGGTTGAATTGGTTCTTGAGCAGGCGCAGGGGCTTGAGGTAATCCTTGAGGTTGTTGCTGTGGTTGTTCTTGAGGAGTAGATTGAATATAATCGGCAATGATCTTTTCTATAGGAGCGCCAGCCATTCTTTCAGCTTCTTGGACATTCTTACCAAGTCTATTCCTTACGATACCGGCAATCAATTCGGGAGGGTTTTTCGACTTCATAGCGTCGACCATGTCTTTTTGTCCGATTCCTTGCAGGAAAGTACCAGCATCGAATTGAGTATTTTGAAGGGGGGCTTCGGGAATAGGTGTTTGCCCATGCTTTGCTTGTTCAACTGGCGCGCTTGCCTGCTGGGATATACTTTGAGCGATATTAGGGCCGGGAGTTGGGCTAGGTGATGGTGCAATTCCCTGTGTAGAGGGAGATGGAGGCATTCCAGGAGTTGGTTGAGGCTGCGGGGAGGATTGACCTCCCATCATTGAGCCTAAAACTCCGGCGCCAGCTTGTAGGGCACGGCCTCCAAGAATGGCAGTACCTGCTAATGCGGCTCCTTTCCCAATATTACTTTGAATATTTCTTTGCCTCTCAACATCCTTAGCTCTAGTCTTTTCATGTTCAGTTATCGGTTTATTGACTTCGTTTCGACCGCCAGCCAGATATTTAATTATCTTATCTGGGGAAAAACCTCTTGCTAAAGCTGTTTCAATCTGTTTTCTGGCATGAGGAAATTGCCTTAAGATAAATTCCATTATGTTTTCGTAGGAATAGCCTTGAGTCAATGCGCTCGTTATCTGATTCATCATCTACCTACAATATTTAATTTATACAATATCTTATTCAAATTAGATAAAGGTGGTTCATTTAAATAATCGTTATATAAATTGTTTTGATCTGGATTCAATATAATTTTTTCATCCATAACCAAACTATTCATAGCATCTTTAAAAGCTCTCCAGTCATAACCTTGATCTTCATATTGTTTTCTTAATAAAATCGGGTTTATGGATGGATTTTCTTTTTCACCACCCCATACAGATTTAATATTTGATTTAAGATCTTCTAATGATTTTTCTGAATAGGTCCTTTCAGTATTTGGATTATAATTTTTAACTCCTGCTACGGCAGCGGCAGCATTGGACTTATTATATGTAGGTTTCGGAATTGAATTGACTATGTTTTTTGTTCCTGGAGGAATTTCGCCGAAAATGATTCTTTCTCTTTCTTCAGGATAAAACCCTCCACCAGCCAATAAATCTCTAGACGTGTCATAAAGACCTAAGTTTATGAATGGCTGAACTAAACTTTTTGCGTCTGATTCCGCCTGTTTTAAATCGGATGTTTTACCTTCTGCCAATCTGGAAATTTTGTTTTGGATCCTTGGAGCTTGCAATTGCCTTTGAGCATTCGAATAGTCATCTGCAAACTTTACAGCGTCTTTTGTTAAGGTCCTTTTAATTTCAGCTTGACTTTTTCCTCTTCCGGCTACATCCTCACCCTTTTTTCTGAAGATAGCTTTTTGCTCAGCAGTAGCATTTTTAAATTGATCAACTAAAGCGGTTTCGGCTATTTCCCCAAAGGCTTCTTGTTCAGCAATTCTTTTTTGCCTTTCGGTCTCAATATTCTGATTGTAAGCCTTATTTTCTTCATTCTCTGTTCTTTTTATGTCAATTGCTTGTTCAAGCGTTCTGTCTGTTCTACCTTCTCCAATCCATTTTTTATAAAGACCTTCACCTTGTTGCAAAACTTCTTCGCCGCTCCAAATAGGTTTGATTTGGCCGCCCGTTGCTTCTTGGGGAAGATTCCCAGGTGCTTCATTAGGACCTATGTTTTTCGGAAAAAACTTACTCACTTGATCGCTAGGAGCATTTCCTTGCGCTCCAATTTGACCGCCTTGAAAAGATTGCTGGGGTTGTTGTGGAGTTTGTCCAGTCAACGGTACATTTGCGGCAGCTTCTCTATTTCTTTGAGCCATTAAAGTTTCATAAAGTGGGCCTACATACCTTTCAGCCCCGGGTATTCCAGCTGTTGCGCTAATTAGGGAGGTCATAACATCGGTTGAACTAGCATCTTTAGGAAGGTTTTTTAATTCACCTAAAGCTTGCTGAAGTCTACCGCGCTGATATTCTTGTTGAACGGATGGTTTAAAGGATTCCTGAAATCCTTGGGATAGACTTGATCCTAGAGTGTTTCCTAGGCTTGGGCGTGGGGCGCCTCGTTGGGGGATAGTGTAAACGATAAAAGCCTCCTAGATGTGTTTCCAATTTCTTCTATTGATAACATCTACTATAGTATAATATTTAACGCCATATATATTTGCCAATTCCTTCATGGAAATTCCTGTTTTATGTAATTTCCTAATTTTTAGCACTTTTTTTTCATCCAATTTAGAAAGTGGATGTTCTTTCCCTACATTTATATGATATTCACCATTATGTCGTTGTCGTATTTCATCAATTTTATTTTCTTTGTAGGTCCCAAGTTTCATGTGGTCAGGATTACAACAAGCTGGCTGATAATCCCCAGGACATTTATGTAAAACAATTAAACCATCTGGAATTTCACCTTTAAATGCAAGCCAAGCTGCTCTATGAGTATTTAAATGAAATCTTTCTGTTCCATTCCAATAGACAATTTTACCATAACCCTGTTTGTGTTTTCCAAGATTCCAAATCCAACACCCATTTTCATTAATAGTTACGTTTTTCTTAATTCTTTCTGTTATAATTTTCTTAAAATGTTCAACGTCTTCTATGATTTTCATAATCCTCCTAGGGTATATGCAAATCATATATGGTTTACTTTTTTAAGTCAAATTACACCATACCCCTTAGGTTAAATAGTTTGGTAATTGACCGAATGAACCTTGATAGCCACCGCCACCACCACCGCCAACATCAAAGGCATTCGATTGACCACCGCTGCCTTTATTCATTCCCTGCACGAAGTTGCTTAATCCTGAATATGCTGCGCCCCCTGCTGGACCACCAAACGCATTGGCTGCGGCATTTAGTCCAGTGTCTAGAATCTTACCAGCAAAGCTGAGTTGTCCTTCTTGACCAGGGTCGTAAGCATTTTCAAATGGTCTTGCATTAAGACTTGTGTTTGTGATCTGATTGTATTGATTCAGAAGATCATTGATCGATTGACGGCGATATTGTTCTTTCATCTGGGCCAGTTGAGTTTGAAGATTAGCTCCAGCTGCTCCTAATGACTGACCAAATCCAGAAGTCATTAACCCAGATCCCATTGCATTAGCTCCACCAAATCTTTCGGCTATTTGTGGGATAGTTTGTTGCTCAAATTGTTGTAAATAGGGTTTTTCGAAGTTTTTATAGACATCAGATTGAGGATTAAGATAATCCGACAATAGCCCCATGGCATCTTTATATCCGCCTTGAGCTAATTGATTCTGCTGTTTATTTACGTTTGAAAGAGTTTTCTCCTGACCTCGATTATAATTTGAAACTTTCTGCCAGCTCGGTTCTCTTCCTTCTTCCCAAAATGGATTTGCCATATTTACCCCTTTTTCTTTCACTGTATTTGAGAAAATTGATTTCGTCTAGTTTTTAGTATATTCCAAGGTTATATAAACCTGGGTTAAAGTCTGATTCCCTGTAATAATGACAACATTTGTCTGAGTTGCATAAATCTCAATCATTCTAGCGACAGTGGTAGAAGCATAAGGAAGAGGTAAAAATGATATAGGAGGAACATTATTAGTTGCAGTGCCAAATATTCTAGTGGGATTAACAATTCCCGTAATTCCATGAGCAAAAGAATAAGTGGTAGTCGGATTTAATGGCCCTCCATTAAGAGCAACCATATCAAATGTTTTTCTATAGACGTTTCTAAACTTCTGCGTGCTGCTGGGATCAAAATATAAATTGAATGAGGCAATCTCTTGAGGAATGTAAAGAGCTCCCTCTTTTGTATTGACCACCCCATTTATTCTTTTAACCATTAATTCCATCTCAATACGCCATTGATCGATCTCATCGGGCAGATCGAAAGAGATTGGCAACTGATTAGAAATAAGTGGTAAGTCTGATCCAAACATTTAGAATATCTGCTTTCCAGCCCTTCTGGCATGGATTGTAATTGCGTTCAATGACCATTCTTGACGATGAGTTTCAAGCGTTGACATAAGCGCATCTCCATAGGTAAACTCAATTCTAATTAATTGACCGTACAATGTCTTGTAGAGCCTATGCCATAGAATATTAGATGCTCCAATAATATTGTTTCCAAAGAATGGCTGAGCTTGAGATGTTTCAATGGTATTTTGACCTACATTAATATCTCCTGCATATGCTTGATATGTGTTTGAGAACACATTAACAGTCATGGCAGCAGATTGGGAAACTTCTAAAAGAAGATCAATGTAAGAAATCTTAACTTGTTGACCTTTCTTTTGATATGGATTGAAGTCTTTTGTTACGATATCCATCTTAGGAAATAACGCAATTTGACCTCCGCCAATATAAGTAATCCCTGCAGGAGCTGGAGTAAACGCAAAATCAGCGACATAAATACCTTGAGTAAAATCATATTTATATAAATCTAGGAAATTATCATCAACATATTTCGCTTGATAAATTTGATTGTTAAGATTCGTAGTGACAGGAGCCGGCACAGTATTAATAAACATTAATCCTGTAATGAAAATTATCTCTTGATCGACAAGGTTATGATTTGGGACATTTATTCTTATTGGTGTTACAGTTAAATCAATCGAGGCAATGAAATTCTGTGGATCGTCGGGGGTTTTATAGCCATAATAATGAATATATCCTGCTTGATTTCCGATTACTACCCTTTCGAATTCAGCAACAGATGAAACGGTATCCCATGTGATATCTTCGTCATCCCAAAATACATCTGTAGAATCCCAGGTTACTCCTAAAATAGGCTGTAAGTATCCAAACACGGTTACATTATCTCTAAACTGAGCATACGTTTGATTTCGGTAATTATATACCAGGACTGTATTAGGAAAGTATTGAGTTGGAGAGGACATAATAGCATCATTATAATTCCAAAAAGCTAGTTCTCTTCTAAAGTCTCGCATACCATGAACTCTTTCGGGTCCTGCTAAAGTATTTAGCATTGAGAAGACAAGATCAGGAATCTTTTCATCAATACGAGTGACTGAATTAGACGTTGAAACGGTTAAAGCTCGATTGCCGACAGCTATGTCACCACTATCAAAAAGAATGCCTGAGAATGTGCTTTCCGAACCAAAATCAGAAGATATCCTTTCAAAAAGAAACGGTGTGCCATACTCTCCCATATATCTAAGTTGCCATGTTGAACGCTCAAACCTTACAATCAAAGTATTTTTAAAAAGAGTAGCACCGATAATTTTTTCTGCTGTTGGAGCGTCAGCGAAACCACCTTTACCAAAAATATTAACTTGCCATGCATCTGCTTGTGTGGGGTCCCCTTGTTGAGAAAATCTCGCACGAGCAAAGAAGTTCTTATTTGCAGGATCTGCAAGGGCAACCCCTTCAATTGTGTTTAGAGCGATCAATCGACCATAATAGGGAATTAGGATAAGCGCTTCTAACAGTAATTGACCAGCACCATCTAATGCAGGAGAAAAGTTTGTATAGGTTATATTATCAGTAGTGTAGCGCATTGGTGTTGCGGCAGTATCTAAAAACTTTGTAATGAAAAATAATCGAATACTCGAATCTACTCCCCTAAAGTTTGTAGACCAAACGAAATTATCATCTGCACCTGTCCAGGTAAAACCTACAACATCATTGAAATTGACTCCGTCGAAGGTATAGGCATATATGGTGTCAAAGAAAACCGTCTGCTCGAAATTGATTGAGGCGATTTCTCTTGTTTCGGCTCCCATTACAGGAAGACCAGGGAAATAGTTCAAAGAGTTTACAGTTCCATTGAATGGCCCAGCAACAAAAATGCTGGTTGTCATTACTCCAGTTACATAATTAAATGTTCCGGTTCCTGCGGGATCTCCGACAAGAATCCCATTGGCTAAAGGATCAGTATAGATATTGCTATTATAACCTATATCAATGGAACCCGGTTCAAAGGTAGCAGTTGATTCTAGACCTAGCAATGTTTTAACATTGGCAACACCATCGACAAAAGAAATAACGGTTGGAGTTGTCAAAACCCTTCTTAGCCTTCCAACCAATTCAAGGCACTCTCTTTTTATAAGTCTATCACGAAATACATAGGCATTACGCAAGACAGGAAAAGCCTTATCAATCAATAGAAAAGGCTTCTTATCAGTCTCAAGACCTCCTCCATCGAATGCGGTAATTGTGAAAGGCTCTAATGGGGTCATGTTTTAGGTCCGATAATTAAATAATTAAAAGGTGTGTTTTTTGGAATTCCAGAGGTTGCAAGTCTTATTGTCGTAGTTGTATAGGATCCTAATCCCCAGTTATAACCTGTGTTAACAACATTCAACTGAGTGGCAAAAGCAACCCAAGGGATAGCTGCAACACCTGCAAGAGTAAATCCTTCTCCACCTAAAATATAATTATAAGTTGTTGAGCCAACTCCTCCCACAAAAGATGTTTGACCGGCTAGCATGGTTCCCCATGTCATCCATAAACCACCTGGAAGGAAAGAGCTTCCTTGAGCCGCATTCGTCGGTTTAATATTCGTCATCTGAATGATAGCACCTTGATTTCTCAAAGGATCTGCACCAGTAGATTCTTGCTGCCATACCATATTTGCAAATGGTGTAGCTCCAAGTGATTGACCATATATTGCGCATTCATCTGCAACGGTAACTTGATTGGCTACATTAGGCATCTCAATGAATCTATGCTTACCTGCATTTGTAAGATTCAAATCAAAGTGATTCTTTGCTAAATAAGTAAATAGATCGCTAAAGTTGGCTCTAACTTGTGGTTTAGAGTTTCCTAAAGATTGCCCATCATTTGGGATGCCTACTGTATAAGTCATTTTATTTTCCTTTTCTTAGTTTGCCAAGTGTTTCGGCTAAAACTGCTCTTTTTTTAAGTGTTGGATTTTTTGAATGTTCTGCTTTCTTAAGTTTTGAGACAGGTATTTTCTTTCCTTCAGGAACTCCTAACTCTTTATGGAGAGCACCTTTTTTCATATGCATCTTTTGAATGAATTTTTCAGACATTTTATTTACCTTTCTTTTTTTTTGAAATACCAGCTTCAGACAATGCTATGGCAATTCCTTGCTTAGGATTAGTTACCAGGGGGCCCTTTTTGGAACCGCTGTGTAATTTTCCCTCTTTCATTTCGTGCATGACTTTTTTGACTTTTGATTTTTCTTTTTTAGTTTCTTTCATTTTACTTTCCTTTATGAACCAGAGCCTTGGCCGCCGAACCATCCGAAGCCAGAACCACTGTTATTGTTTAATTGATCTGCAAATATAGATTGCATTTGATTTTTTCCAAGCTCTGCATATGTTCGAGTGAATGCGACTTGATAAGCTTCTTCTAGATATTGACTCATCAAACCAACTCCATCGGGATCGAGTCGATTCTGATAGATCTTTTTAGCGGCTCCAAATGCCAGACATTCCCACCATTCTAATAGTTCAGGGGTTCCTGTGTAATTTGGATTAGCTGGATCGGTTGTTCCAAGAATTGCTTGTGAGGGCTGCCTATAAGCTATAAATTCGATTGTATAGCCTTTATCGGGAACTGGTCTAACTGTAAATTGATTCTGAAAGAACATGATCGCTTGAGGAATTGCGAGCGTTGCAGGACCGTATTGAATTGTGATGTTCTCGCCTTGAGTAACAAGCTGAGTGAATGTTAAATTTAAAACTTCTCCAGTTTCATAGTTAATTGAACCTCCGGCTACGCAATCACCGATCAAGTTTCCTGCTCCGTCGTCGGTTACATTTAATGTACTTCCATAAGCAAGGTTTACGGTGATAAGGAGGTTCTGAACTCTTTGCAGTGTGGCTTGAGGATAGACTGGTTGGTGACTTTCTGTCGCTCCTGTTGAAAATAGAGGAGAAGTAACAGCAGGATTATTATTATAGCTTCGAATAATGGGGGTCGCAGTTGTAAAGCCTGCGTAGGGTCCCGCGTTTCCGTTACCTTGGGTAAGTGTTTCTTGGTATTGCCAATTATACCAGAATCCAAAGAATTGCCATTGATCATAATAAAGTTGAATGGATCTTTTAGCACAAAATACCGGCTGTTGAATTGTTGTGTAATGTTCCATATCGAATGGATATGTATCAATTCCCCTTTGAGTATTAAAAATTAGCTTGTCTTTTAGCTTGAGAGATCGGTATTGAGCTGGGAAGTCGTAGAGATAAAATGAGTTTATAAAGTCAATGATTTGAGCATCTGTAAGCTCAAAGTCTGTTGCTGATCCTGTCAAGAATCTAACCTTTTCAATGATGTCGGCGAGTGTTGCTATGCTCATGTGAAGACCTCTATGTTATCGAATGCGTCGTTTAGAATGAAATAAGGACTATAGTCAAATTGCACTCCTGAACCGACAGGAACCGCAACAGGAGGGGCCTGCGCAGTCGTTACGGGATAAATAAAAGGAGTAAAGTAAGACGTATCAATATCAATAACAACGGTATTAGAACCCACCGCAAGAACTTTAGCCCTCTCATTATTTATTTCGACCATACCATATGGGCGACTTACTCGAAATGAAATTATTTCAGACAAAACAAAATTGTGCGCAGCCGTAAAAGTAACGGTTGGATATTGCTCATTAGTAATACCGCTAACATAAACAAAGCCGGGCACATTTTGATTTGTTGCCATTTACATTACATCCATAGGAGTAAATCTGATTCTTGATTGTACGTCGTAGGTTGTTGGAACACCTCGAACACCGGCTTTTAATTCTGTGTTAGCCATTGTTCTGATCTTTTTCTTGGTGTTGTTAAGATGCTTAACAATACCCATAGGAAGCTCGCAGACCTCTCCATGAGTTAAACGAATAGTATAGATCGGATCGTCTTTGAAAAAGCGATAGACGAAGTCTAACCATCCGCCTTGAGCATCTAAGAACTCGAACATCCCTTTACAAGGTTTTTCGTGCTCTTTTCGCAGTTTTTTGACTAATTCTTCATATTTTTCTGGAGGAAGACGGTTTTTTGTTGTCTTTGTCATTTCTTTTATTTGCATTTTTAATCCTTTATTAAAGGGCTGCCCGAAGACAGCCCATGATTATTATTGACCATTATATTGAGAGTACTTGAATGCTTGCCACATCCATGTATCTCCAACAGTTGGAGCAAAGCTTGCTACGGTAAACAAGCCAGTTCCGAAGTTGATTACACGTGTGTTTCTGTTGTCAAAAGAATCCTGTAAGTTAGTTCCAGGTGGTTCTTGAGGAATAGTTGCAGACCCGTTGAAAGGTACAACTGCGGAAGAACTTGGAACGCAAACAGCAGGAGACACAGAGGCAAAGTTCGCATCCGATGGGAATGTGAACGCTGTGAAACCTGAAGTATCAAGATCAAGTGTGATGCTTGAAACAGTTGCAGTATTTACAACACTTAAAACACGAGCTGGCACGTTGTTAATTTGAGTCATACCGAACAATGCAGGAACTCGGAAAGAAACTTTCTCTCCAGGTGTGAAATCATTTGGCATCGTGAAAGAAACAACTGCTTGAGCTGCTTGAGTAATATTGGCAATGTAACGCTCTTTTGGATAGAAACGATTAGGAATATACTTAGTAATCGTTGCTTGGGTTGCGGCTGCACCAAGTGCAAGACCCGCACTAGCCCAATATCCAAGAGTGATAGATACGTTTGCGCTTACTGCTGTAACTTGTGCAGTATAACCAGAAATTTCTCTAGCACCCAAAAGATTAGTAATACGCACTCTATCACCAACAACAATTGATCCAGTGTTTGCCATCAACACAACAAATGTACTTGCATTTATTGCGGTTGCTGCCAATCCTGCAAATGTTGGAGGATTAGAAGTGTCATAATGACTAATCCCAAGAGTTGTTAAAGCTTTTGAGGTAAGAGCTGGGTTTGTACCATCAGATGACTGTTGAATACCGCGAGCAGTATACTGAGCCATTGATCTTTCCCACCACCACTCGATAGATTGAGCTTGTGAAACTTCTCCCCATCCGGTGACTGCTCTACAAATAATAAAATCTGGTGGATTCTGAGGTATACAAGTAACTTGTACGTCAGCACCAGTTGCTGGAACTAAAAAAGTACCTCCAGCGATCATTTCATACGGTAACATAATTTTTCTCCTTAACCAGGTGTCATGGTTGATCTAGCGTTCATGATCCACAGGTCGTTTGTGATGCATTGCCCTTGATAGAAGTTGCAAGCAGCAGTATGACGGAGCATAGCAGGGTCATTGTTATAACCAGGAGGTAGATAAATGAATTTCATTTTTCCACCAGCTTGCCAAACAACCTTGTAAGCTTCTTTAGCGCAAATGAAGTTATTCGCAACATCTGCATTGTTTAGAGAAGCTCCAACGGAAATTGAACCCTGATCTGACACGAACATACGAGTGTTATTCACACCCCCCCACTCGGTACTCAATGTTTCAGAGACGTTGGGATACTGAAATTTACGAGTAAATCCAGTCATGGAGTTGAATACAGGAATCATCTGAGTTGGTGATAGGCATCCATAAGAATCACCAATAGGAGATGTTCCGATCTTCAATTGTCCAGGAATCATATTTGTAATGTACTCACCAGAATTGTTCTGGAGGATGGTTACAAAATCTGAAACGTCTTCGAAGGCCATTTCTGTGGGCAAATCGCCGTTCTGGCCATTT